GCCGCGACCTGAGCCGGTGGCATCTGGCTGACCGGGACATTGACCGGAGCACTGACGGCACGAGGCACGGGCACCGTGCGTGGCCCAAGCACGTCCGGCCGATCCGTCCATCCTTCGACCCGGAAGAGCGGCGCGTAATTCGTCGAGGCCCTGGCGCCGCTGCCGCTTTTGATGGCGATGGTGGACGGGATGCTGACGATGGGGATCTTGCCAGTCGCGGCCTCGGGCGCGCGGATGATTTGCTGGTACAGGTCGTCCATCGCGTTCATCACCGCCGCCGAAGCGCCGATCCATTCCCGAACGCCGCCCAGCGCGTTACCCGCCAGCTTCACGTAAAAGCCGGGCCGGAACAGCATTTTCCCATCGCTGTCCTTGTCCTGCGGCTGCGGGATGGGGTCATCGCCCTCGATGTAAGGCCGCATATGCCGCACTGGCCCTTGCGCGCCGAAGGTCACCCACCCGGCTTCCAGCGTGCCGATGTCGATGGCGAACTTCGTGCCTGGCGGGATTTCCGTTTCCACGCCCTGTTGTCCTGGTTCCTTGTCCACCTTGAAGAAACGCCCGGCGCGGGCATCGTATTTCACGATCGGCAGGAAATCGCCCGTTGTCGTCTTATAGCCAAAAGCCAAAACACGTACTCCTTATTTGTTACAGTTTACCGATTACCACTGACTGTTTCGCCGTCAGCATCGCGTGCCAGAGCATCTGGCCAACGGTAAGGAAAGTTCGTTCTCGCGAATTTCCCGTGCCGTATTCTCGCGACACAATCGTAAGTATGTGCCGCTGATTTCGCATTATTGAATGTTCCAACGTGGGACTGATCAACGCGGACACGATAGTTGTTATTTCCGTTCCAGATCAGGCGTTCCACGCCTCTGTAACCTGACACGTTCGTTCGTGTTGCCTTATTGATGTTATTATCTCTGTATGTGCATGGTCGTAAATTGTCGCGCTTATTGTTCAGGCCGTTACGATCGACATGATCGATGATCTGACCTTTCATGGCGCCCATGATAAATCTATGCATCAAGGTGTTTTTACCTTTTATGCAAGACACGGCATACCGTGGTTTGGTTGGCCCGGCTCGCCACGCGCACCATTTGAACGCGGACACACGCTCAAAATCCTCATCATCCACGAGTGCGACGTATCCCTTGGTGAGCGGTATTTCTCTCACCGCACATAAGCTTTCGTATCGTTCCATATTCTCAATCCCGGCACTTCGCGGGCGCCCTGACGAATGGCCAGCCGAACGGCGGCATCATTGACCTGGAGCAGGTGGTTGGGGACTTTGGTGATGTCCTCCAGTGACCACACCCAGTTGTCCTTGAGAGCCGTCAGCGCCCCTCCGAGGCCCCGCGTGCGGGTCAGTTCCAGCGCCTTCGCGTCCGCCAGCTTTTGTGCCGCGTCGGCCTCGTCCATGGTGTTCCACGCGGTCTCGGCATCTTCCTTGGTGCCGGACTGCTGCGCCTCGGTGATCAGCCGTTCGGCCTCCGCCGCCAGCCGCGCCGCCTCCAACTCGGCCGCCCGCCTGATCTCCGCCTCCTTCGCCCGCAGGTACGTGGTCACCCGCGCCTCGACCTCGGCCACCGCCGCCATCACCCGGTCACTCAGTGCCTTCGCCTCGCCATCAATCAGTCTTTGCGCGTGCAGCACCGGCTTCTTGATGCGGGTCCGCGTGCCGTCCAACGCGTTGACGGCCGCCTTCAGGTCCTTGGCGAAATCGGCGGCGTGACCGGCGATGAAATCATCACGAATGCCGTCAGCCGTGACATTCGTGAACGCCACGAAACGCTCCAGCAGCGCCCCGATCTCGGCGGCGTGCGATGCGTAGGACCACTCAATCCATGCCGACAACGAAGCCGGATCGAGCGCGGCGGCCAGATCGATCGCGGGCGTGTTCGAACGTGCTACTTCAATCGTGTCGTTCATTGTGTTTCCTCAATTCAAAACGGTTTCGCGCGGCCACGATCGCGCACCAGATCGTCATATTGCGCTTTCGTTATCGTCTCCCCGCTTGTCCACACGCTCTCCACCGACGCCTGGGCACCATCGATCTCGGCTGTCAGCAGTCCCAGCCTTCGGAAGATACGGGCCGGCAGGTAGCCGCCACGATCGATGCGAAGCCGAACGTGGCACTCCTCCGGCGCCTCGATGGCGCGTGGACTCTGGCGGCGGTTCATCTGGGCGCTCCTTGACAGTCGTTCACGAACTCCTTATAAATGTTTACGTTAACGTTTGTCAACTGTCGTGAACGGTAAAAGTCGATGAAAAACGTGGTGAAAACAGGAATAATCGCGGTTCGGGTCGATCCGTCGCTGAAAGCGCGGGCGGAAGCGATCGCCGCCGAGGACGGCCGGTCCGTCTCTTCCTGGGTCGAGCGGCTGATCGCGCGTGAGATCGAGGCACATTCACCGACGGCGAACCGCCGTCCGCGCGCCAAAAGGTCAGCCACCTGATGCCGTCCGAATGATCGGTGACGGCCGCTTTGGCAGGCCCAGGCGGCTACGTTGTCCGGCGATGGCGCTGACCGTCGACTTCATCTCGCGCGCCATCTCGGACAATGTCAGCCCGCGCGCCGACAATTCGGCCAGCTTCCCGCGGGCCTCCTCCGACCAGTTCGGGTGCCGCGTGAAACCGTTCAGGTTTGGCGCCTCGACAATCCGATATCGTTTAGAATCAATCCGCGTCAGACAGCCCTCGTCGCGCCATTGTTCCAGGATCGTTCTGACCCATTCCAGCCCGATGCCGGTCGCCTCGGCGATCTGGCGCGGCGAGGCACGTAGGACGTGGCCCTGGCGATGCGCTTCGATCCACGCCCATATCTTCTCCCGCGCGGTCATGCTCGCTTGCCCAGCGCCTTGCGCGCCTTTGCTTCCCACGCCGCCAGATCGTTGTCGTATTGTTCCTGAACCCAAAGCGCCGGCGTGGCGCTACGCGACATCCACGGGTCGTCGCGTGTGCGCGGTATCGGGTTGTCCAGTTTCCTTGCCCTCACGCACAGATCCAGCGCCTCCGACACGAGGACGGACAATTCCCACAGGTATTCCGGGGGCGTGGCGGTGGGCTCGCTCATGCCGGCAGCTTCCCAGGGGCGAGCCACGTCAGCGCCGGCCGGACAGGAGCCGTCCGCCGCATCACCGGCCGCACGCGTGGCCTCGCTCCCTTGGCCGCCGCCTTCCGCACCGCGCCCATCTCGGGCAACGGCGTGAACACCAGCAGGCAGTCCGTCCGTTCCGTTGGCGTCACGCTGATGCGATGGGCATTGCCGTCATTTGTTACGACCCCGCAGCTTTCGCACAGATCGCACAGCGCCTTTTCGTGGTTGCCCGTGTCGCGGCGCGAGATCGGCACTTCAATATCGAGATTGAAACGGCAGTCCAGCGGCGCCATGCCGACGATTTGCATCCGTAACAACCACCCCGCGCGCTCCGCCCACGCGCGATACTCGGACGAGCGAACGCGCGGCTTGCCGGGCGCGGTGACCCATAGTTTGTTAAGACTGGGCGGCGTCGGGATGGTGACGATCACGGCTGGCTGTTCGCTCATGACGCCACGTCAGCCGATGTTGCGTCACGGATCATCGCGGCTTCGTGGCAGCGCGTGGCCCAATGGATATTGACCGCCGCTTTCTCACGGTCTGGCGGCTGCTTCGCTAAATGATAGTCCGCGTAAAGCTGGAACTGATTACCAGCCTCCCTCAACGCTTCGCGCATTCTTTCCATTTCAAGATCGCGTTTCATTCCGCCATCTTCCATGTCGCGTTGAAACGCGGCCCCTCGCCGTCGATTGGTGTGTTGCTGAAGCGCGTCTCGTGCCGGATCACCAACGGCGTCACGCAGGCCACGACATGAGCCGATTTCAACTGGGTCTTTCGCCGGTCGGCCAGCTCCTTCGTTTCGAACGTCTCGCGTTCAATCGATGGCATCGGGTCGCCGTATGCGTGCCGGCGAAAGTCCTGCCATGAGACTGTCCACATTTTCCCGCCTCCCTTAGTGTCGCGTTGCTTTAAGTTCGGCCGTGGCCATCTCCAGCGCCACGCGCAGTCGGGCCATTTCGTTTGTGATCGATCCGGGTGACCACCAGAGCGTGACCCAGCCCAACCGGAGTTCGTTTCGTTGGCATCGAACATCACGCCAGCCCGTGAACTCGACCGCCAGGGTCATTTTTCTCCACGCGCCGCTCGACGTTCGGCCACCAACCGATTTATTTCGTCAGCAAGTTCGGAACACGCGGCCATCAGTTCCACGAGGTTCTCGCCGTTCGGCGCATGTTCTCCCGCGAGCCAGTTCTCGGCCGTCCTGGGGGTCGCTCCGGAGGCGCGGGCAAGTAGTTTCTCGGCGTGCTTCAGGGGGCCGAAGGTTCGTTTGATGTAGCCGAGGACCACATCATTGTAGGTCGTGGCCGTCAGCACCAGGGGCCTCTCTGAAAG